AAAAAGACAATAAAAAATTTGAGCTTACATATCAAACATTAACCATACTTAATACACAAGTATCTCATGGTGTAGCAGAGCCTACAAAAGATAGATTATTGTTTAGAATTGCTGTGCATGATGTAATGTTTGAAGACTTAGGTATATATAAGGATTTGACAAATGCAAATTAAAGAAATAAAAAATGGTGTAGCAGTAGAAGTAAGTGATATAGATATTACAAATATAGATAAATCACAAGCTGACGAACTATTTCAAATACTTAAAGAGCGTTTGGTAGTTGTGTTCAAAGATCAAAAACAATGTCCTGGCAGTTTTACTAAATTAATTCACTTAATGAGCGGTAGTGTATCTAACTGGTCACAAATGAAATGGGATCAATACGGTAATGATGTAGATACTTGGGATAGATTTATTGATCCTATGACTTGCACAGATATGGCAAATTATCCTGTCCAGCGGGTTACAGGTAAAAAGATTAACAATAAACACACAGGTATTTTTGGCTCAGGCACACTTGATTGGCATGCCAATTTGAATGGTTTAGATAGAGCCGATGGCGTTGCATTGCAAGGTGTAGAACATTGTGAAAATACAAGCACACTATTTTTGAATACAAATTTAGCCTACAATGACTTATCGTCTGAACTAAAAGAGCAAATAGAAGATGTTTATGCAATATACGAATATCGTCCTGATGTTTGGGCAAAGGGTGCTCCTGAATACAAACACTTTGCTCAAAAAGCACAAGAAAATACTACATATAAAATGTGGCTAAAACAAAAAAATGCTGCTGGTGTAGAAGGATTATACTTTTATACCAATAATAGATGTGACATAGTAAGTAAAGACGAAACACTAAAACAAAAATTAAAAGATCATCTTTTCCAAGACAAATACATTTATGAGCATTGGTGGCAACCAGGAGATATTGTTTTAATGGATCAATTACTTACATTGCATAAACGCACACAAGACGATCCTGAAATACTTGCAAAAAGGGTTTTACATAGAATTACATTTAGAATTAGTAATTTTAAAAACTTTATCGCTAACGCAAACCAAATTTAAGTTCTTGAAATAGGACCTTTATACTGTATATTATCACCTGTGCTAAACAATGGTGAATAAAGATACCTATTAGGACCGTCTCCTATGTTGTCAGTATTATTCCAATCTACTCTTGGTAATACTTCTATCTGACCCCACATGTCTGCATGAGAACTACACTGATAGTAAAATCTTCCTGGAAGTGCAGGTGTCCAACTAACAGTGCCATTTGTAGCACCCTGTCCTGTTGCTGCTGGTGTTGTTACTTGGTTGGCTGTATCTGCAACACCTGAGACAGTTTTAATATATAAAGGATGAGCGCCTATACTATTTGTAATTTCAATAGTGTCACCTTGATAGATAGTAATAGTTGGATCGTTTCCGCTGACAGCACCAATCCTATCTGTGCCAGCTGTAAAAGTATAATCAGTTGTGCCATTTGCAACAGTGGTAGAAGCTGTAAATGTATCTGCTACTATGGTGTGATTTGTATCTTCCCAAAGCAAATCTTGTAAACTATTGTTGTGGATATATGTTTTCATTTGTGCAGGAGTCATTCCAGGATTTGCTTGTAGTATACAAGCAACCATGCCAGCAACCTGTGGTGAAGCCATACTTGTGCCTGATATTTTCATTAAAGGATCACTTGCGCTATTTGACCCTGGGTCGTTAACAGTAGTAACACTACCGTCAGTGCCATCGGTTAAATCACATGCTCCGCTTTTGTCACTACTTGCACAACTCATAATATACGTCCCAGGTGCATTTATATCTACACCTGGGCCAAAACAACTTGATTCTGCTTTTTGTTCTTTACCTAAGTAGTAAGTATTATCAATGTTTCCTACCATAAATGCTTCTGTATCATATGGAGAACTACCTCTAAAAATATTTTCCTGCCCTAAACCAAAATTCGCAGTGTCGTTCCAATTTGGTCCAGTTGCACTATCGATGTAGTAATAGCTGTTTCCTGCTGCAATACAGAAAATAACACCAGCATCTATACATTCTTGTAAGTCTGCATCAACGCTTGCAACTCTTACGTTAATGCGTCTTGAAAGGCCTAATGAGTAATACTTTCCGTGAATGCCTGCATATTCCAAATGACTTGCTTCAGTATCTGGCCAAGGTTGACCTGCTCCTGTGCTCCAACTTTGTCCATTATAAACACCGCCGGTTAATGTTCCTGATCTAGTTCCGCTATATCCCCAACTAGCATTGACCACTGTAGGACGCTTAAATCCAGTCTTAGGGTCTAATGGCTTGTTGTTGTGCCAGCCTTTGATAACATCAAAGCAATTTGTTATACTGATACCAGTTCCACTATCGCCTGAACCTTCTAAGCCATTAACTTTTACAGAATATATGTTTGCTTCACGTGCCCAGCCCAATGTGCGACCTGCTACGGTGCCAGCACAGTGTGATCCGTGTCCGTTATAGTCTCTATAGTGATTGGCGCTTTGTGTGCCGCTTATACCACTGTGAGCGTACCAATCTATTTGTTGCACTCTGCTTAGTACATCTGGTGAATATCCTGAGTGTCCTGCATCAAATGGATTGCCTGTGTCTCCGTCACGGAATAAACTCTGTATAGCTCTTTTAGAAACTTTAGCAATACATGGTTCGATATACTTTTTAAATAACGCATAACCTAACGGAAGTGTTGATTCAATTTGTGCTGGTGTTCTAACATCGTCTGTCCATTCAGGAGCAAGACTACCGCCATCCCATAAACTTGAATAATCAAACATACAAAAGTTTAGTAGATACAAGTATTCTTTTGCTGCTACTTCAAATGCGTCTGAGTCAGTTTTCCAAGCATTTGCTGGACTTTGATAACCTGATGGATCCCATTTGCTTGCGTCAAATGCTTCTTCCATTGCTGCGAATAGCTCGCCACTTTGCCAATCAGCTGCTAAGTAAGCATACAATTTTAAGTCTTGCGCTGGCAGTCCGTGCATGTGTAGTGTATGAAATATGTGTTCGATAACTTCTTGAGCATCAATGTCACCAGTTCCTGGCGTGCCACTGCTGTTTTGATACCATACCATATCATTCATCTCATGACTATCTAAAAAGTTAACATAACCGGCATACTGTGCTGCTCCGTCGTCTGTTAACCAGTTTGGATCATATGAATCACCGCCGCCGTAGCCAACACGTTGTGCTGTTTGTTTGCCTTGGTGCCAGCTAACTTCAGCATCACCTCTAAGTGTAAGTATAAACTTTTCTTGGATTGGCGGTGAAACATTTGCTGCTGTTGGATCAAGGAACCAATTATACATCTGCGCAACTTTATTGCCCCATTCATCAGGAACTGTGGTTGCTCCACCAACTGCTCCAGCTAAAACAATTTTAACACCTTTTACTTGTATAGATCTGTCAAAAACTGCTCCGTTTGTATTATCAGATGTCAGTGGACCTTTGTTGTACATATTATTTGGATCGTAATTAATATTTGTAAACTGCCAATGAGTTGGTTGTATACCACTGTCTTGAATTACAACATCTACACCTTTACCTGTTAGAGTGTATTTGTAGTTGTCGCTGATATCAGTAAGTGTATTTCCATTCCATGGATCATTTACTTTTGTGCAACGAAGATTACCCCAATTTAAATTTGATTGCTGTGTAACTGTGTCTCGTGTCCATACACCACTTTGATAAGCATTAAAGCCGATTTCAATATCGTCTCTAAGTTCTGGTGGAATTTGAACATCTACAACTCTACTGTCATTACGTAACGCAACAGCTTCTTCGTCAGTCAAACTGTAATGTGTGTTACGCTGACTCAATGGTCTTGCGTTTGCTACTGCAACTGTGCGATTAGGAATATCTCCTGCACCCGTGTTTGCAATCATTTCTGCATTGAATGCATCGTAGTCAACACCTGCTTCTAGTGTGACAATATATTCTTTTTCGCTCATTTAAGCCCCCTTAGATTAAGTTAGCCCATGCACCGTTTTCATAACCTTGGAATTTGTTATCCGTTGTATTGTATATAATGTCGCCGTTTTGGGCTGCTAATGCGTTTCTTTCTGTTGTAGTAAAACTTGCCATACGTAGTGGTGAACTTGTTACCACAACAGCATTTCCTGCTGTTAAGTTTAAGTTAGCACTTGCGCTAATTTCAGGTGTTTCAGTGCCAGTGGATATGAATTTATCTGCTGTAACACTGCCTGTTACTGTTAAATTGTTTTCTACTGTTAAATCACTGCTCAGTGTGACAGCTGGTGTTACTGTGATTCCACTACTATCACTAGTATCAATTACACTACCAGCAAATGTAATATTACCTAAGTCAGAGATCATTGCAGTCCAGCCGCCGTTTTCATATGCTTGGAACTCATTAGTATCTGCATTGTATAATAACATACCGTTTGCTGCTGTCAAATCATTGCGCTCAGCAGTTGTAAATGAACCAATTTTTACTTCTTCAAGTATGATAGCATTGCCTCTAACATCTAATCTTGCTGCAGGATTAATTCCACCCAATGCAACTCCAGTTTTGCCTATGGTGTTTAATGTCTCTGCAGGAAAGTCTACGCCATTATCATTGGTTCCAATAATAATACCACTTGTATATCCTTGTATAATTCCATAGCTTTTATCACCATCACTGCCCCTAGTTTTAAATATAATTTCACCTAACTTACCTGTATAGGCGCTCATATCTCCAGTGGATGATTTTTTAACATCAATTTGAGGATTAGTTTGGTCTTCTGCTACTAGTATTTCAGCAGTTACTGAAGGCGAATCAACTTCACCAACAATTACGCTGTTTATTGCATCTACCAATAACGTCGAACTTTCTGCAAATACACTACCGCGAAGTTCACCGTCTAATGAGCCTCTAAATGTTTTGTTGAATGAGTCAACTATTATAGATGAATCATCTGCTACTACATCACCTGTAATACTAATAAAATATGTTTGGCCTTCGAGGATACCTGTACCTCCTACACCGCCGCCTGTTTCGTCGCTGGCTATTGTCCAAGCTGCGCCATCCCATTTTAGTATAGCGTTTGTAAAAATACCTGTTGTATCAACATCTGATAATTGGTCTAGTGTAATGTTAGTAATATTACTACCATCGCCGTATAGATCTGCACTTACTCTGCCTAATGCACTATCAACAATTAAAGTTGTGTCATCACCTCTAACACTACCTTGGATGTCAATAGCATACTCTTGGCCTTCGATAACTCCAGTTCCAGATCCGCCCGTATCTGGTAGATTTGTTAGTCCGCTACCGTCACCGACAAATGCGGTTGCTGTAATATTTCCTGTTCCTGAAATATTAAATCCGTTTAAATTTAAATTTTGTGTAAGATTTGCTGGAGAGCTTGCAACACTGTTTGATACTAGTATACCGCCGACTGTAGAGCCGTCACCGATATAAAGTTGTTTTGTATCTGTTGTATAGACAAGTTCGCCCGCTGCAAACGTTTCTGTCGCTCTTTCTGCATTAGTTCCACGACGTAGCTGTAATGCCATATGAATCTCCTAGGTGATATGTTCTTATAAGTATTTATCACCTAAGAGCTATTATTTGTTTACTTTAAGAAAACGTCTGACTCGTTTAGCAACATCTTTTTTGATTTTATCCATATCCATACGATAATCTACATTTTGTATTTTTTCTTCGTATGCTTGAAATAATTCGTCTAGACTATCTTCGATATCCGTAGAAGTTTGTTTCTTCAAACTGTCTTTGATGTCAACTTCCCAAACAGTTCCATCTTTGAAATGGATATTCACTTGATTCATATATTCAACTGGCAAGACTTCTATCTCAATTGAGTTAAATATGTCTTGCCAGTATTCTTCACTTTCAGTGTCAAAATTTGATTGATTCACCTGTCACGTAGCACTCTCAGTCTGTTTACGAGTAGTTTTGCGTTTAGTTGGAGATAATTCTTCCGCTTGCTCTCGTAAGGCTTTAGCCTCTTTAAATAAGCGATCTGCATCGCTACGCATTTTTGCAGCAATTTGTTCATCAGTCAACACTTCATTAGCACTTGCTGCCAAAGGTGCTGCTATTGGCTCTGCTACTGTTTCTGTAGCAGGGGTTTGTGCCGACGCTTGCGCTTGTGGGTTATTTGGTTTAACAGCCAAATCTTCTAGCGCAACACCTTTTTGATCAGCAATAATTTGATTGAGTTCATTTAATGGAACTGCCGACTTGTGGTTAGGTGTCATTTCAACATCAGCTGTTGGCATTTTACGCAAATGACCTTGTTTATGCAATCCTGCTAACATTGGTCTGCCGTCTGACAAATACACTCTATCCATTGCTTGATAAAATTCATCTGATGATTGTCCTGCATCTGATTCAACTAATTTCATAACATCGTCATGATCAGCTGATGATAATGAATCAGACATGATACACAAACAACTATAAGGGTCATTAGGTATTGTTCTATACGCTACTACAACTCTTCTTTTGTTTGTTCTTAGTCTTCCTACGTGTTTTAACATAGTTTACTCGCTTTCTACAGCCTCTGCTTGCGGCGCTTGAGGCGCTGTTTGTGCTGCCGCTGCTGCTGCTTGTGCAGCCTTTTGCTGTTCTTCTACATCTTTCAAAAACATTTCAAGTTTATTATAGATAATGCCTACTGCTGCCATTTCTTTTGGCTTGAACGCACTACGTTCACTTGCAACATCAATAATACCTTTCATGGTCGCTAAATCTTGAATTGTAAGTTCGTTTGGATTTGCTTGAGTTTTTGTTTCTTCTGCCATTTAATATCTCCTTGTAATTACTTATTTGGGCAAAATTAGTTATATTTCAAATGTGGACAAGCCAGTAAAAAATAACTTAGTTCTTTTGAGTTTTCAAAGCCTACTTTTACTCCTTGTGACATTTGTTTGTCCAGTTTATCTATGGTCATTGTTTTTCCAATATAATATCTTCCTGAACAATGATTATCTATCCAATCTGCAATACTATCAGATAGATTATACCTAGTTGGAAAAATAGTTGTTTCAAAGTAGGAAGGACAAAACTCAACCTTTCTAGCTTTAAAAACATTTAAAGGATTTATTTTTCCTTTAAGCATACTTATGCAGCCTCATTATAATGCGCTGTCATTCCAAATGGTGCCTCAAGATTCTTATCATGATGACTATGAATTAAGAACACAGTTTCGCACCAGTCTGGATCTCCCCAGCTATCCCAAGCGTATCCATCTGTAAACATGATAAAACGTTTAGGTTGAATATTGTTTTCTTTCATGTAATTCCAGTTACACATAAAGTCTGTGCCGCCGCCGCCGACAACTTCATATTCGGTAATGTCTCTACCATCGTCTGCACTAAAGTCGTCTTCGTTGTAAACTTGAGTATCAAAACACCAGATTTTAATTTTGTAATCTTTAAATTGCTCCATGATACCTTTTACTTCGCCTAAGAAATCAGCAGCTTGGCTATTTCCAATTGAGCCACTCATATCAATCCCGACACAAATATCAATAGTGTCCATAAAGTTCATACCAGGCAATATAGCACCAGTATGCCAGCCTTTGCGGCTTGGACGACTAAATGTGTAGTCGCTTTTTATTGTGCTTTGAATCTGTTGTTGAATTAACTCACGCCAATTCATTTTAGGCTCTGTGATTTCTTTAATCAAACGTTGCACACCAGCAGGTGTGTTGCCAGCACCAGCACTTTGCGCTGCTTGAATCATTGCTTCTTTGATTTCGTCTTTGATCTGTTCACGTTCTTCTTTGGTGTATTTAGGTCTGCTTTTTCCCTTACCATCTTTGCCTTCGCCATCACCATCGCCTTCCCAGTCGATGTGTTCGTCAAGCATTTCACCAAGTTGTTCTAAAAATTCTTTACCATTCTTTTTAGCCTCTTCAAAAAGTTCGTCATATACTTCTTCTGAAGTCCATCCTCTGTATTTGAAATCTTGGAAACAATTTACAATACTAGGAATGGTGCCTATGCGTTCATCTACCAATGTATTGTTTACAATGTAATCTGCAGAGATATTGTATAGGCGTGGATCTCTGTCATCTCTGCGTTCTAAATGATCAAATACCATGTGTAAGATTTCATGTGCAAGAACAAATTCAACTTCTTTATTGTCCATTGCATTGAAGAACTGCACATTATAGAACAAGTTTCTACCATCAACTGCGGCAGTAGGCAACCAATCAGCACGTTGTATTTTTAAACGTGTTGCCATGTTGCCAAAAAACGGATGACGCAACAATAAACCTACACGAGCTGTAATAATACGCTCGTATACTTCTTTGTCCATTTCGTCAAGTTGTGCATCAGTAAGATCAGGATCTGGTTGCCATGTTCTAAGTTCAGATGCTGTCTTTTCTGTTGACATTTTCATTGCAACATATTGCGGTAAAAAATCTAACATTGTATTCCTCTTTCAGTGCCTATATACTTATAATACACTACTATTTACTTTTGTCAAGAGAAAAGATGGGCAGAAAATTAATTCTGCCCACCCATATGGCGTCTTACACACTCTGAGCTGCCTTGATATACTTACCATAACGATCATGGAATTCGTCAAAACACTCAATAGCGTCTGGATCAATTGGCAACGAGTATTGTGTAAGTGCGAGCTTGATGCCCATTACAACCAACTCAGTTTCAAAATTGTCCATTGCAAAGCGTAAGAAGTTATTAACTTTATCGTCAAACTTCTTATCATTTTTGTCACTTGCTTCTTTAAGCTCATAACAAAGAGATACAGTTAAGGAATACTTGGCACTGATTTCTTGTGTCTGCAACTCTTTGACTTTGCCTGCAAGAATATCGCTTGGATTGGGCATTTGCCCTGCGATTTTCCTATGCGCCATAAACTTGATTGCAAGTCCTTCACCAACAGATCCAGCAACAAGATCTGTAGTGGTTGCTTCGTCTCCGTCGTCGTCGCTGATAAGTTCACTTACAAATGTCCATGTGCGAGGAGAAGCAAACGAACGGCTAGAACTACGTGGATCAAAATCATAAAGATCGCCTTTGGCAAATGTCAAATAACCAACAACATCTTTATGAATTGTATTCGCAACAGCCCACTCCTGCCAATCATCAAAATTGACAGCAAGTTCTAAGTGAACGAAGCGGTTTGCAAGCGGAGCAGGCATACGGTAAGTAACACCTTTATCTGCTTCGCGATTACCTGCCGCAACAATCATAACATTGTCTGGCAAACGGTAATTACCAATTCTACGGTTTAGTGTCAGCTGATAGGCTGCTGCCTGAACTGCTGGTGCCGCAGAATTCATTTCGTCTAGGAACAAAGTAATATGATCATACTTTGCTGCCATTTCTTCATCTGGCAACTCCATGGGTGGAGCCCAAACCATTTTACTTTGATTACTATCAAAGTATGGGATACCTTTGATGTCTGTGGGTTCCCAAAGAGATAGTCGAATATCAATCAGATGACTGTTAGGAAAACTATCAGTAACCTGTTTTACAATATCTGACTTACCAATACCTGGAGGACCCCATACAAACACAGGACGTTTTTTGCGCATAGCCCGGCGCAAACTATTTTTTGCCTTGTTTGGCGAAACTGTTCTTAGATCTGACATATTGTATTCCTCATTGTTTTCAGTGCCTATACTTTAATATAGCATAAAAAACGTAAAGGTCAACCGTTATTTTGAAGATTTTCTGATCTTTTCATTGCTTTTGTAATACCATACTTACGTAAGTCTCCACTGAAAAGTGTAAGTTCAACAGCTTTCTTTTCATTTGTGACGTGAATACCTTTGTTTGTTAAGTAGTATGGACAATCAATAAATTGGTCTAAAAATATAATTACTTGTGTAGTCAAGGGCATATCAGGAGGATACGGTATATGATACGATGTTAGATCTATTTCAGATAACATATCAAATCCTGCTTCTGTAAGACGTAACCCTCCAACATTTTTTTCTCTTGTGTTTTGCCACCAAATGTGCATATATTGTGCAACATTTTCATCACTGGTTGCTTTGTTTAACTGTTTTAGAAAAAGTTTTGTAAATACACGTTTATTCATTTACATTTTTTCGCCTGCGGTTAATTTGTAAACACTGAATTCGTCAGTTTTAAATATTTGGTTTAACTTTTTGGCTAGATTTTTTGCGTGTCCTGGATTTGAAAAACTTGTTTTTTTATATTTTGGTCCAGGATAGTTTGTAAGTTTATTTTGAGATTTTAAGTTGAAAGGTTTGTCTTTGTAGAATACTGCCCATATGGCTTCGGCATCGAGCACTTGCTCACTTTTGTAGGTTTTACCATCAACAAATTCACATAAAACAATTGGCTTTGGTCTACTCATATGCGTATCCTTAGTTATATACGCATATATTTATCATTTATGCAATATTGTTATTGCCATTCACCAGTGCTACCAATTTGCACTTGTATGATTTCATCAGACCCACCGCCGGCATTTTCTTTCACAAATTTTTCAAGATCGCCATGTAATCTACTCATTACTATGCCTAATGTAAATGAAAGGTTTTTAGCTTGTGTAATATCCATGCGAACTTCTTTTGCACGACTGTTTTCAGCAGCTTGAACTTGTTTTATAAATGCTTGTATGGGGCCGGTATTAATGGGATCGTTTGACATTGCTAAGTGCTAGTTTCATTTCGATTTCAGTTTTGTATGGACCCATATAATCATTTTCTTCAACTGTAATTAATTTAGGACAAAAACTTTTAAGCCAGTTAACATTAAATCGTATTAGATAAAATCCAGCACAATAAATGCTTTTACTTTTTTCACTTTTAGTAAACAATGGAAGTTTTCTTTGGATGTCATACATGCTATTGAACGGTGTGCTACGTGTAGGATATCCATGGACACTTAATTCTTTATTATCGTCGGGTGTGGTAATTTTAGCAGTAAGAAAATTTTTACCAAACTCATTATTAATTTCTTTTGCTGATTGAAAAAAACTTATCTTGCCTTTCTTACTAAAAATATATCCATCATCATTTTTAGTGAGTGTTCCTACCTTTTCTCCTTGTTCCTCTACAATCCAAAATTTGTCTTGCAAAATAGGATTAGCTTTAATTGACATGTGAATACCTCGCTTGTAACGGCTCTGCAAATTGTGCTGCATTGTCTGCGATACGTTGTAAATCCCAACGAGCACAAAACTTCATAAGTCTCATACCAACTTGTGAAATATTTTTACATTCTACCGCTTGAATAGTGTTATTTATTTCTTGTCTAATGTGTTCTGGTTGTGCAGTTAAATCACACAATGTAACATTACGTGTATAATCATCTAGCACACGATGCTCTACACCTTCATGATCTACCCAACGTTGTAGCATCATGTTATTCCAGTTGTAGCCTTTTGTTTGTTTATCTGCAAATGCTTCTTGCAATCCTACTTTGTTCTTTGTGCCTTTCTTGCGCACACCAGGGTAGGCACTAAAAACATTGTCGCTAGTGTCACCACGCATACACTTCTCAAAAAGCATGTATTCGGGTTCAGGAGCAGACTTTGGCTCTCCTGTCTTCTTATCGCACACGGCCTTGCCCTTGTCATCAAAATATCCTTCATTAGTAATAGTAGTATTACTTACCCCATTGTATTGACGAACATTGGGTGCAATTAGTTGTGCAAAGTCACCGTCTGTTGAAATAATAACATGATTGTCATTAGGGTGATTCTGTATCCAACCTGCAATAAGATCATCTGCTTCTAACACAGGATTGTGCAAAACTGTGCAGTTAGTCTTGTCTGTAACAAACTCTTTAAACTCGTCAAAGATTTCCCAAAACACTTTATCTTCTTCTGCTTCACGTGGGCTCATAGCGTCACGATGTTCTTTGCGATTACGCTTGTAAGGCTCATAATAGTCCTTACGCCAACTGCGTCCTTCTAAACAGAAAACAACGTGCGAACCATCAAAGTCCTGCCACGCTTTCTTAATACTGTTAAGGGTGATATGCATTGCCATGCCAACTTTTGTATCAATGTCGCCTCGAACAACATGACGAGCACGAAAAAACGTGTTAGCAGTATCAATAAGAATGTATGTCATTAGAATGCCTCTTTGTAGCCTGATTCAATAGCATTATAATATAAAATACTTCCTTCGTCAAGTGATAATTTTTGAGACAAATATTTGTATGTGTCTTTGTAGTAATCAATCTCAACTGACTCCTTACGGCGTCTTACACTAAAGGCCATACTATGATCTCCTTTAATAAGGATCATATTTTTAGCAACTTTCATGAAACCTCACTTTTCCCTCTGTCAATTGGCACTACATTGATGTAGCCTGTATTGACTGGTTGCTCTACTGGTTCTTCTTGTAACATATTATAAACAATGTCACGGAACCAACGATCTACAATTTCTTCTTCTTTGTCAGCTTCAGTGCCGTATCCGTTTTCAATAAGTTCTTCGATAAAATATTTGTTCCAGTCTAATTCAAAAAAACCATTACGAATATTATCACCGTTAACTTGCATATCAAGCACATTTACCCAAGGCTCTTTTCTTTTTGTAGCAAGAGCTTTTGGGTCTTTTTTCTTTAGTAAAGCATTAGATTCGTCTTCAATACGCTTCTGTTCTGCTGCTAGAGCTTCTTGTTGTGCAGTTATGCCAGTAAGATCTCTTACCTTTTTATTCCACCATCCCATTTTATTTCTCCCTTAAATATTCCACACTTTGTGTTATGCGTGTTATTGAAAAATACTTAGGATCATCATAGGTATGTGTGCCTTCTGCTCTTAAATCAATATAAACACCTTCTTTTTGTAATACAGTCCAAAGATTGTTAATATCTTTTAACTGATTCTGAAACTTTTTAACAAGTTCTGTTACTTTTGGATCTTTCATAAATGTTTCCTTATCTTTTCGTATTCTTCTTCGCTTTTGATGCCTTTTGGAATACTATCTAAGTTTTCTTTAAGTGCCCCAGGCATTTCCGAATAGGCTAATATGGAGTCTTGGCGAGAACCGCCACCCTCGTTCCATACAGAGGTTCGCCACCTCTTGAACGTTGAGAGTGTATTCTTCCGACCTACCCCCAAGCGGCATGAGATATACAGGAACGTCCACGCCCGCTTTACGATAGGTATCAACTGCTCTACCAACTTCGTCAACATCACTCTGATCAGCAACAACAAACTTAAAATACATATCAGCGCCATCAACAAGGGAATACTCACGAGCAACATCAGGCTTAATAGCATCATCCCAAGACTCGCCCGATACGGATAGTTTGGGAGAACAGCTAAAAGTGAGCTGAATTCTTTCGTGACCGTTGAGATAGTTGTAGAAGTCATCGTGTAGATGCTGTGTAGTGTTGGTTTCGATTGTGACATTTTTAAGATCCTGCATACCTGGGTGTTCAAATAGCTCGACATACAACCGTTGCCAAGCAAGTAGTGGCTCTCCGCCTGTGAGAATAAGATGAACGTCTTGTCCGTTATCCATAGTCCATTTGCCTTCTGGTAACAAACTAAGCAAGTGTTCTACAACTTCATCTACGCTTTTAAGCATATTGAAGTGTTTAAATTCTGGATAGATACTTGCATATGTATCGCAGCCAGTATGGACAATAGGCAGGTCATTAAACTCTTTTGTAGTTTCGTGAACACCATCATCCAACAGTTGCTTTACCTCAGCATTGTAACGTTGACCTTTTGCGTGTTGCTCCCAACGACTGCCAACACTTTTATCAACGCCAAAGTTCATACAACGAAAGTTACAACCGAAGGTGCGTAGGAATACACTTGGCACTCCTACAAATTTACCTTCGCCTTGAACACTATAAAAAGCTTCACTATATCTTAATTTCATCGCGGTGAGTATCCTTGTTGTAATTTAATATTATCCATGAACTCTTTTTTAACAGCATCATCTGACTTGAAACAACCTTTTAGCACAGTTGTTTGTGTAAGACTGCTGTGTGCTTGAATACCACGATTCTCGCAACAACCATGAGTAGCTTGGATATAAACAGCAACATCGTTGCTGCCAGTTGCTGCCATAATTTCCTTGGCAATATCCATAGCAAGTTCTTCTTGTAGTGTTCCACGTCTAGCACACCATTGGGCAATACGTGTGTATTTGCTAAGTCCAATAAGTGTATCAGCAGCAATGATACCAATGTATGCTACACCTTTAACAGTTTGGTGATGATGTGAACACATGCTTGTAAGTTCACTGCGAACAACCAACATACCATCATATCGATCATCTGTATGATTAGGAAATGCTGTAGCGTTGGGCATTGGATCATACCTTCCGCTCATCAATTCATTAATATACATTTTCGCAAGACGCTTTGCGGTGTCCATTGAATTAGGATCTGTATCAGTATCAATTACAAGGCTGTTTAGCACGCCGTCAAATTTGATAGTAAGTTCGTTGATAAGCTCATCACGCTCACCTTCTTCGATATACTGGCTGATGTTATCACCGGCCCAATATCTGCCTCCGTTTTTTTCAATTCTGCTGCGAATTTTCTGTGAGGCATAAGTGTTTAAATCTGTTTCCATTTAATTCTCCGAGTTATAGACGAGGATGTCTATTGTTTATAGTAACATTATTTAGATAAAAAGTCAAGAAAAATACTTATTAAGCATTTCGATACGATCTTCCGCTGCTGCCATTTTATCCAATTCTTCTTGAATGGCCTCAACAATGTCGCTATGTTCACCAATACCTACTGATTGGTTCATGTATACCATGATATTTGTTTTAGCTCTTTCAAGCTCACCTTCGGCGTGCATTCTTGCAGCCTTAGCTAATTGTGCTGACATACTCATTTGCTATTCTCCTTCTGTGTCTGTCTTGCTTCATATTGTGCTTTTTTCTCGAGGTATTGCTCCTCTGTCAAGTTGTGCCAACCTACGCATCTACCGGTTGGCGATCTGCCACAAGTGCAACTCATTTTTCTCTCCACCTAACTACTTTAGTAAATCTTTTATTCCAAATTTCAGCATGTTTTTCTGCTGCTTGTCTTGAATCAAATAACACAGGATGAATATGAAACATTGGTGCTTCTGTATCCTCAGTTACGTAAATCCAGTCATCAGCAGACAACATTAACTTTATAGCATACTTAGTCTTCATTCAATATTCTCCACGTCATTTCTTTATCGTGTTCTTTGAGAAAGTCATCTTCGCCTGCGTAGGTTGAACACTTACGCAATTTTTCTTCTACATACCAAAGGATTTCGTAAAGCTCTTGCTTACATCCCCAAGTCACAAATCCATCCATACGAGGATCAGATTCTGCCCACGATATTTTACTTATCTCAGTTTTAATATCTTTAAGTGACCAGTCTTTAATCATATTCCCATGGAAACACCACCCAAGTGTCTTCTTCACTAGTATCTATTGTTTGGTAAACATAATCAACACCATCAAACTGTGTATGAGTTTTTTCACACATTACAGCAAATCTTACATTTTTACCCCAAATGGTATCCCAGTTTGGATTGTCTGGTAAACAACCACTACGCCAATCATTTTTGATCCATTCAAATGTAGCACCAGTGTCGTTGATATCGTCTACAATTAGTATTTTCTTTTTCTTATCAGGATCGCTGTAAGATTTATTCCAAACATCATCTCTATCAATCTCAGATACATAACCAAATGCATCTTCAGCCATCCAGCAGTTAGATTCTGGTCCTTCGTTGCCTTTGTTATCACGTAGTCTAACATCTAGTGCATAATGGTTGCAGTCAAGTAAGTGACTTAGCACAACACTTACAGGCAATCCACCTCTGTTTAGACCCACAATATAGTCTGGTCTGAATCCAGTTTTATACATTTCTAATGCTAGTTTATGAGCGCACTTATGTACATCGTCCCAAGTGTAGTATTTTCTTTTTATTTTTTCCATGAATCCATCTCTGTTTTAATTTCTGTAATCTTTTCGTTTGCTATACTAGCAGCCAATGATTGAACTTGTTCTAGCAAGTGTTTACAGTGATCTTTGTCATATGTTTGATCTGCTAATTCACTAAATTCGTTTCTAACTCTATGAGCTTGAATACACAAATCTTTCATTGCATTTATACGATCAATCCATTGTTCTATACTATGTTGCAAAATAGTCCTCCAAACTGCCTTTACGCTTAGTGTCTAATGTAGCACAATGGAACCCTCCGCTCATGCTACGTGCTTGACGCATTGGAAGGCCTATTGTATCAATACCATGTTTGCCTAGTATACGTCTAAGTGCTTCTTGCTTTTCATCAACAATAACAAGTTCTGGATTAACACTCAAAAAGTTTAATCCAATATAAGGTGAGCACGGAGCAACACCTGTATTTGCTGGCGGAACGTGTAAATCTTCTTCGCCAACCCAAATCTTATCCCAATCCTTAAAGATAGGTGGATACCAATCTTCACTAAGTCGTCCTGCATTAAACAACACTAGTCCTGGACGCAACGGCAATACAGTGCTGTCAAAGTGTGCAAAACTGTAATACTTTTCTGCTACGTGGATACGATAGCCTCTTGGCTCAAGTATAGTTTTCAGCCACTCAAAACCAAGTTGGTTGCCACTATTGCTAACTTGGCAGAGAAGATCCCTACCAAGACGAACGATATTAGGAGCATCAAAAATAATTTCTTTGTTAACAAGCGTTGCTTCACTGCGGTCCTCCAGTTGATAATTATCATCAGTTAGAATAGGTTTAGGAGCATTGATCCATTGTGTGCCTTCTTTCATCCAGCCATATAAATGTTTATAATATGCTCTAGTTTCGAAATATCTTGCCCGCATTGGACTAGGACATTCAATAATCATATTGTCCAATGGCAACAGCAAATCACGTGGACAAAATGTATACCAACCTGTAGTAGTCCATTCAGGTGTGCTAAACTTTTGGTTATGATCGATAGGATCAGGACGCATTGTTTTTACACCCAATCCTTGCAAACACTTTTCTAGTCCATCTAAATCTTCGTTTGCTTCGTCAACAATCCATTGCGCTATAGGCTGCCCGTCAAAGTGTTTGATATCTTCATAATCTTCACCGCCATAGATAAAACTATGTGTGCTTTTATTCATAGTGGGATGCACACAGTTTTCTGCTGTGCCGATAATAATTTCTTCTAATGGATCCCAATCGTTATTACTTTGAACTGGCAAAATCTAATCCTTTTATATATTGCTTGTGAAAACTTAATCTATTTGTATTTCCGCCGCGATTGTATTGGTTATACATGTTTTTATCATCTATGCCAAACAACACTGTTCTACTTGGATTTACTCCTACAGTATTACAGAAATTAAGTTGTTTGTCAATATATTTTTGTGAAATGTAATCTGGGGTAAAGTTGTTGAAATATTTTAATCCTAAAGCAGCACCAATTTTGTTATTGTAGTTGATTTTATGATACACAAACATTGTATCGTCGTCGTCTACTCTTGTATAACGCATACCGATTCTAGCATATGCAACAGGAAAACTTTTACTCAAACTAAATGTGACGTCTGTAATGCATCTATATGCTAAATCAAAATTAATATCTCTACATGCTCCAAAGTATGCACAATCAACCAATACAGGAATATTCATATCGCAACACTTGCGCATCAATTCGTGATATTCAGTGTGCTTATCTCCTGTGTCTGCAAAAGGTAAACTTATTACCACTGCATCTGCTTTGTGTAATGGTTCGTCTTCAATGTAAGCCCAAACAAACTTGTCACGCCATGCTAGTTTGTGATACATGTATTCGCCTTTGAAACAACGGAATCTACGCTTTGCATTTTTCATATAAAATTTATCAAATACTTCTGTAGTGCCATTACTAAAACAACGATACTTGAAATCTTCTAATCCAGTAAAACTATTACTTGTGGTGCTGCGTATCCATGCATCGTATTCATGCAGATATTCGTCAATAACACTATCGCTATTGACGCACTGTAAATCAAACGGCTCTCTTAGTATTTTTATTGCTGCTGGATCTTGTATGGCAAATGCACTGCCAAAATCCATACCACGTTTATCATTGGGTATATCTGTCATCTTCATCCAAGAAAGTAATTTGCGAAACAATACAATCACTTGGACCAAAATTAGCCATACCGTGCCATGTGTCACCTTTCCAAGTGTAAGTATCTCCAGCACTCCAATGAGTGTATACTTCTTCACCTACTTGCAAAACTTGACCTCTATCCCAATCTTTCATCATTACAACAGTTCTACAAACATTATGTGCGTCATCTTCGCTGATTTGATTGTATTTTACAAATGTTGCATATGTATCAAAGTGCCACATTAAACTACAACCTGGTGTAAGTTTTAAAAAGTTGTAGTTAAAATGCATATGTGCATATGGTATGATAAGACTGCTTAGTCCTTTTGTAAGTTCTGGTCTAATACACATGTAATGCAATGAACCTTCCTTAGGGACGCCCCATTGTTTATACATTGCTTCTAATGCTTTTTTATTTTTTGTAGCAAACGTATCCCATGAACTATCTTCTGGAATCTCGTCTGTCATATAAGTTGCTTCCCAATTTAAGGTAAGCAAATCATTATTACTCCAAGTGACATCATCTACTGCACTTTCTTCAGCACTGTGCGTTTGCCACTCCTCATAACTGCGCATGTCCATCATGCTTCTCCTTTCAAGTGCGCCTCAATATATTGCCTATTTGGTATTTCATATGTGTTTACTATTTCTATTAGTTTATCTTTATCAGACTGCTCTAAGTTTATTATATCTAACTTTTTCGGATATGTCAAGAGATTTGTTGTCCAATTTGCATAATTTTTTGTAAATTCTGCAAGTTCTGGCAATCCGTGCCAGTTATTTTTATGTATAGTTGTATGTATTGTGTAATCAAATGTGCTGTGTATTTCTTGTAGTGTTTTTAACACTCTACTCCACACACTGCCATTTCTAACTTTTTCGTTTAATGCGCCTACACCGTCTATACTCACAGTAAAATGAACACGCTTACATTCATTCAAAAGAATATAATCTTCTTCAACTAGTTTATGCATACCGTTTGTAAAATATTCTACTTCAAGATCTTCTAAGGTATCGAATGACTCTAAAAACCGTTTGTGTCTATTGGTCATTAGAGGTTCGCCGCCCAAGAATACAACTTTGTTTACAGTTGCAGGAATATTTGTAAATTCTTCTGTGCTGGTAATGCCTTGTTTTAGAGGTAAGTCTGGATTCTTTTTAGCCCACCACGAACTGCTCCATTCTTCCCAACAGCCATCACAGGTTAAATCACATATGTTGTCAAAGCCTACTTCTAGATACTTTAGTTCTACTTTCTCTGTGCTGTATTCTTCATTGAATTTTTGTCTTAAACTTTGTTTGCCCAATATTTCTTCGTGCATACACTTAGCACAATTTGGATCATTTATTGTCCAATTATCTCGTAGGGTTTTGTATTCGTTGCTGTGTAATATATTACCTATATCACCATCAAACGTTTGTATAGGTTGCTTATAACGACAGCAGGGGTAGACACGATTGCCTCCCCTAACATTAGTGTGATTGTATAATGCTGCGCAATTAGAATGGAAGTGGGTCATCATCCTCTTGGCGTCCTACCCAGTCTTGGTGCACCATACTGTAAATAGTTTTAAAATTATCGTATGCCATTTTTAGTGCAGGATAATCCATGCACATGTCTTCTACTTTTGCAACACTAGGCATTATATCTTCAAACTCTTTTGGATCAAAAGTATTTGTATCAATGGTTAAAGTGATATCTCCATCTAATGAAATTAAATCATCAAATGCACTGGTATCTATAGTTGCTGTTGTAATATCTGAAATTGTAGATGAGTCTATCGAATAAACAAATCCACTTTCGTCTACATTATCAGTTGTAATTGTGTAAGTTTCGTCCGAGTTCCAATTTGAATTGGTCATAACACATATCCTCTATTGTTTTATTTAACTTTACATGTTTACTTAGTTCGTCAACTACACTGCTGACAGCATCCCCTGCTCTACGTTCCGATTCTACAACATTAAGTTTTTTACCAGTAACTTCTTGCATGGTTTTAATAACTTCTCTTACACTGTAACCAACGTTAGAACCTAAACATTCGTATGGTGTATTAGTAGGACCAGAATTGATGGCATTTACAATAGCATCTGCAAGATCTACTACATGAATATAATCACGTATACAAGTGCCATCTCTTGTGTTGTAGTCTGTGCCATATATTTCAATCTTATCACGTTTACCAACAGCATGTTCTGCTGCAACTCTAATAAGATGTGTAGGTTCTCCTAGTTGTCTATTGACACCATCTGTGCCACTTACATTGAAGAATCTAAATATTGTGTAACCTTCTGCTTTTTCTTTGATTACATCTTCAGCACATACTTTGCTACGTGCATATGGGCTTGCCATTTCAAATGCACTACTAGTTCCAGCAAATAACACATGCGGTGTTCTAATGCTTTCAATAACATTTTTAGTGCCCATAACATTTTTTTGGTAATATTGTGTAGGATAAAGCATACTAGGACCTACTAAACTAAGTCCTGCCAAATGAACACATGCATCAGCCCATCCATGTAAAAATTTATCCATAATATCTTGTTTCCAAAACTTATGGCAATATTGTTCTACATCATTGTGCTCGCCATGTATGTTTATATCTAACCCATGGACTTCGTGTCCGTATTCTGCTAGAGCTCTACATACATGACTACCAATGTAACCTGATGCACCTGTAACAATTACCTTCAATACTTGTTCTCCGAAACGTAGTCTCTGTAACGGTTTGTATCTCTACGCCATTGTTCACCATTACCTTGCATAATATCAATGTAACGTTCGATAGTTGCACTGGTCCAATCACTGATTGCACCCATTTTTTCATGGGGTTTATCTAACAACAGCGTTAGTTTATCTTGTGCATCTTGTAAACTCCAAGGCACATACATTCTTGTATGATCGTTTGCAAAGATCTCTGGAAAACTTCTGTATGCTGGAAACAGCACGTTACATCCTAGTGCATCTGCTTCACTTACAGTATTACTAGTCCAGTCCTGTAATGCACAGTTAATCATAACCTTACTGTTATTAAGCATACTGTAATATTCATCTTTTTTAAGATTTTCGTAAATTGTTATCACACCATCTTTTTCTAAGTTTCTTGCCCTGTCAACGTATTTTTGATTATTACTACGCAAAGGCCCGCCTTGTAAAATAGCAAACTCAATATTATCTTCTGCATAGTTGCTTGCAAGATCCATAAAGAAATCTGGTTGTTTTTCTTGATCAAAACGTGCTGCAAACACAACTCTGTTTAAACGTTCATTCCAAGGAGTCAGATCTTCTCCACAACGTTCTTGCACTTCTTGTTTATCAAATGCAAGTCCGCTGATGTTGTAGATAGGCGCTTTCCAATTTGCAATCTTCATATGTGCAACCATTTCTTCATTACTTGCTAAAACACCAGTAACAAACTCATTGCACATTTCTTCATACAAACTCATCCACTTGCTCATGCCCCAAACATGCACAAAGTCATCTGGGTCAATTGCTTGTGCCAAGCAGCGAATAAACACTTTAGGACGCTGTTTAGCAGGAATCTGATCCATAATATATGGCAACGATTCCATACCAGGCTGGAACATGTCTTCAAAGAAGATAACATCTTCACCTGTAACTTCACCGTTACGCATCATTTGCACCAAGTTCATCATTTGCGACATTGCAAAGTAGGAACGGCCATGTGCATCTAGCACTTGGCCTATTTGGATTGCTTTTGTGTTATCGATTGTTGTTCCAGGAACATCTACCCAGTCAATGTTTCGTCGAGCAAATGCCCGACGAGACCATTCTGTAAGTTGTAGAGTATACCTGCCTTCATAGGGCTCCAAGCCCATGTAAAACAGTTTTCTCATTTTTTACGACCTTTCGCACGTGACTTAGCACGTAGATAGTTTTGGTATTTTAGATAAGACTGCCAATTCTTATCATCACGATTATACAAAGCCTTTTCATTAAAGACCTTGCCTTCAAAGCGGCAGTAATCTCGATATTCGTCGAGATCATTAAAAACTTTTTGATATGCTGCACGATCAAATGCAATAGTCATTTACCTTAATCCTTTTTTCTATGGGTAAACAATTTGACAGCCATTTTCGCCATCTTCGGCGACATCAATAACAACAAAGCGGC